TTGACGCCAACGTCAAGTTATACCTGGATGACACAAAAACTGTCATTCCAGCAGAATGGGGATTGCCGATGCCAAATGCACCGGCAGCATACAAGTCATTATCTAAATACGGTAAATCTACTGTAAATATGGAACCACGTGATGTAAGCGCTATGAATGAAGCTTTTACCATGATGTGTTCACATTTTTATCCGTATATGAAAAATTCGCGCATAATCTCTTGTGAAGAAGCAATAGAGAAGGCCGATAAGACGACTAGTACAGGTTGCCCGTTTAATTCAGTTTATAAAACAAAAGCTGAATTATACGATGATCCGGATACACTTCCGTGGATGAAAGAGCAATTTGAATTGCTTGCAACCAATCCTCATTTCACTTATGTCTTCTCCTCTTCTATGAAAGAAGAGTTGAGACCTGCTGAAAAGATCCTAGATAACAGTATTAGGACTTTCACCGCTGGACCAGCGGATGCCACAACACATGGCACGCAGTTGTTTTCAGACATGAATGAAAAAATGTACGACTCACATTTGAAATCCGCATCGGTAATTGGAATGTCACCCCTTAAAGGAAATTGGGATGCACTTTACCGAAAATTAAACGTTTTTAAAAACGGATATGCGTTGGATGAATCACAATATGATTCATCTCTTAGAGATTTTTTGATGTGGGGTTGTGCAAAGTTTCGTTGGATGTGTTTAGTTCCGGAAGAACAAACACAGGCAAACTTACAACGTTTCAAGACGTATTATCGAAATTTAATTAACACTGTTGTGTTAACCGCTGAAGGTATTTTGATAATGAAAAAAGGGGGAAATCCCTCTGGTTCCGTAAACACAGTTACTGACAATACATTAATCCTTTATTGGATTCTCGCGTATGCTTGGTTGAAGTTGACACCAAAAGAATATCATTCGCTAGCAATGTTTGAATTGAACACTAGCAAAGCCCTTTTAGGCGATGATAATACTTGGACTGTCTCCGATCCAGCACACGTGTTTTACAATGCTGTCAGTGTGATTAATGAATGGAAAAATATTGGGATAACAACAACTACAGATAGTTTAGAACCCAGAGAGGCTAAAGACCTTGATTTTTTGTCAGCTCAAACTATATTCCTTCACGGAAGAGCTGTTCCATTGTATAATCGCAATAAATTGATGCAAGCGCTGCTTTATGCAAAGAAAAAAGGACTTTGTCCCGCCGTTACATTACAACGAGCGTGTGCCCTCCTACAGATAGGATGGACTAATATTCCTTTGCGTGATTATGTTAATTCGTTTATAGACTATTTAGTACTTAAGTACGATAGAGTTTTGCTAAATGATCCCGATTGGATAATAGCAAAAACGAACATAAAACCACCAGCGTTTTACGAGAAATTATTTCTTGGTGAACTTTTACAACCGCAATCTTGTGGGGAAGTACAAGAAAGATCACGAAAGCCCCATAAAAGTTCAACCATGTCAACAAATGGTTCAGCCAAGAAAGTAAAAAAGTCACGTTCTGCCCGGCGTGCACGAGGCCCAAAAAAGGGAACATCTACCGGACAACAACCACAAAAATCTGTACGAAAAAACGTACGAAAACCCCGAGCTCGTGGGGGAATGCGAGCAGGAGGAAAAGCGTCTGGAATTGGACGAACTTCCTTCAAACAACAAAATGTGCGATCAATCACTGTTTCAAACGATGAGTTCATTCAAGCTATTACGGTTGCTAATCAACCAGCTTTTGATGTGAATTCATTGTCAATGAATCCTGGACAAGCAGAGACTTTCCCATGGCTTTCAACACAAGCTAAACAATGGGAAAAGTATCGGTTTACGCATTTGGAATTTTACTACAAACGAACTGTTAGTGAATTTGCTCCTGCTGGAGTTGCAGGGAAAGTTATTTTCTCTGCTGATTTTGATGCGTCTGACGCTCCTCCAGCTACTAAACAGCAAATGGAAGATACCATTCCACATGCTGATGCGATGCCTTGTGAAAATTTTGGATTAACGATTCCGAAATCACAAATGGATTCTGGAAACAGTTTAGGTCGATATGTTCGAGTTGGGGGATTACCAGGAAATGCTGATATCAAGACTTACGATGTCGGAACATTTCATTTTGCAACACAAGGAATTCCGTCAAACACTGAAGTTGGAGAACTTCGTGTACGTTATTCCGTGATCTTGTCAGTTCCTGTTCTTGAGAACTTGACAGGTGCCCCAATCAATCGTTCAATTTCTTCATTTAAGTCAAATAGTATTGCCTCTGTGAATGGAGGAGTTTTGACTACGATTCCTTTGGCGACTGAAATTACCAATGGATTACTAGCTGTTAATACAGCGGGTGCCATTGTTTTGCCAATTGGAAACTATTTGATTAGTGGAGGAGCATGGTTTGATGATAACGGTGGTGGTGGTGTGATTACCAGTTGCCGATTATCACTCGTAAAAGCTGCAACTGAACAAACAGGAATGCAAACAGTCCTGGGAGCTGCAGCTGTGACTTTAGACACAAATATTGGGATACCACCAACTTTTGTTCAATCTGACGCAGTATCACAAACCTTCTATTTGAAGTATACTTTAGCTGCGACTATTGTTGGTCAAGTCACCGCACATTTAACAATCCAAGCGGTTTAAAGGATTGTTGTTTTTGGGTTCAATTGAAAATGTAGGTCATAACTACTACCCACGGTTGATGAAAGATGCGTTTTTGTACTTTTTACGATAAGAAAAGCCAGTTTACATATCTGTTATATGTAACGCGGACCTGCGTTAAAGGCCACATTTTGGAAAAAGTTAGTGTATAAGAACTTTTCCCGTAACTCATGTATGAGTCGTTTTGGAAGGTAAATGAAAGACCTTAACCTGCGCTATACTCCTAGGCGCAATATAAGTATTAGGGAGGGTGTCACCACGTGGACAGAGACAACGTGGACTGGGATTCGCCTACCAGAATAAAAATTGGGGGAAACAAATTATGCACTTAATCCTAAGTGTCGTGTGTATCCATAAAGAGATAATAGGAAACTGTTCTCATGTTGGTTATCTGTACTAACGCTCTGTACAAGCTCTTCATGCTTGCGGCCAATAGTTCAGCTACCTGCGGGTATGCTCGACATTGGTGACGATCTGGCATGTACGACTGTACATGATTGAATACATTGATATCACATTGAGATAATGACCGGTTTGTTTTCCACACGATAAACACA